ATTAACAATAGAAAGCAATGAGCAACGTTAAGAGCTACACTGATAAGCAACTACTGGATAGAGTCAAGTCACTACCTACCTATAAGAACATACCAGCTGATATGTGGCTGTTGTTTGTTAGGTCAAATGAGGATGGTAACAACATCTTTGATGACAAGTGCTACATTTTCAAGGGCTCAGCCTTCCAATATGTAACATCTTGCACCACAAACAAAGGCAACAAAGGTACTGCTGTAATGGAAGCTGACCAATGGAACTATGATTCGTATGCATACGGTAAGCATAGAGGCAAAATGGAGGCTCTTAGACAGATTAAAGGCGTTCCATATAGGCGTGACTATACCAAGGATGGTAAAACGAACCCCACAACGGCTGTAATGACTGATTTAATATTCCTCAACATCCATGGAGCGACATATAACAAAGGCTCACAACAAGTGGCAACACAAATTGGCGGCTGGTCAGAGGGATGTTTAGTCCTTAACAACAACCCAGAGTATGAACGCATGGTAAAAATGGCAAAGGATCAACCCAGAGTATCAATGGTTTTAATAAATGAGTTCTAATATGGCAAAGAAAGTAGGCAGACCTAAGAAAGTTGACATCAACATCGAAACAAACAACGCTGATATAGAGTATCAGAGAGACGGCACTAATCATAACCTAAAGTATGACGGCAAGAAGGTAGATGTGCATATCAGAAAGGATGAGACAGGCACTAAAGTAGAGGTAGTATCTGAGAATAAGTTTCTCAAAGCTCTTGCAACCTTAGCCTCTAAATTCATAGTCAAAAGATTCAAAAAATCTAAGTAATTTTAAATTAACATTCTATTGTTAATAACTTTTATTGCTAATTATTTGCGTAAATGAAAAAACTTATCTACATTTGTAAGGTAATCAAAACATAAAAGCATATGAAAAAGTTTATTAAAGAATGTACCACCTGCTACGGCACTGGTAAAATGGGTAGTAATAACTCATGGGATAACCACCCATCAAGAGATGAGTCTTGGCCTTGTGACTATTGTGAGGAAGGTCAAGTACATGATCAAGAGGCACTCAATGAAGCCATTGAGGATGCAGAGAATATGATTGAGGGTATGATTGACCGTATCAGATTGACGTCAGATAACATCATGGTATGTGCTAAATTAGACTGTACTAACCTTGTTGCAAGATACAAAAAAAGACTACACACACAAGCTCGTGCACTTGCAAGACTTGAGATGTACAAAGCTAACCTTCAAAACTTATAATCATGACAGAGAATCAGAAAGCAATACGTGACACTCTTATAATGGGTGCACTATTTATGGCAGTTACTATAGTACTAACTATCATAGGAGTTATAGGATGACTAATTTAGCAATAATCACAGGGTGGGATAAGTTCAATGGAGAACTATATCACCGATATTTAAGAGCAATAAACAATGTGGACAGTACACTATCGAGTATTCACTCAAGGAGCTTGGAGGAGAACCAGCAAAATAATAAAAGCAGACTCATCTGCTCAAGCAAGGAAAAGAGCCGACATCTGGGAGAAGTTAATAATTAAAGTAAATAAGATATGAGCACAAAAGACAAAGCAACTGACATATACACCAGGTCAATCAGGCTGCATGGTTTAATAGAAGGCAAGCAGCACGCCATTGACTCAGCTGTGGCAATCCAAACATTGGCCGCATACGATCAACAGAAGTACTGGAAGGAAGTGATAACACTAATACAAAGCAAATGACATCAACAATGACCACAGTAGTACTGGCTTATAAAGCAATCTATTATACAACAAAATACTCATGAATCAACTTAAGATGTACAGGTGCATTAAACTAATGGAGCTCTTGCAAGAGACCCCAAGACAAATCTACACCATAGCAAGGTACTTGGGAGTAAGTGATAGAACAGTGTACAGATACTTTGACTTGTTTAAGCAGTTAGGGTATACACTTGAGAGGGATAGTAATAATAAATATAAATTAACGAAATGAAAGAGTACAAAATATGGCTTGAGGATACAGTAGAAGAGGAAGGTGGGTTCTGGTGGTACTGCTGGCTGGATGCAGATGGCTTCCTTCATGATCACACCTATCCAGATGAGCATCCAGATACATTGCAACAATACCTGGCTTGGGGATATAAAGTGGAGGAGGTGACCAATGAGTGAAGAGGCAAAAATGGCACTACTAATGTTTAGTGTAGGGATAATAGTACTAATGATAGGAATGATATATAATGAAAGAAATAATTGAATACATCCAGCTTAACCAACTGGATAAAAAAGGGCGGCATAGACAGCACGCATACAGAAGGTACTACCTTTACAATCTACTAAGAAACCAGGGCATACCATATGCAAGTATTGGTGATATGTTTAACAGAGACCATGCCTCGATTATGCATGGCATCAAAGTACATAAAAACTACACCTCTATCAATGACAATATGTATGATTTTTACACGATGGAAGAGCAGCTCAAGTTTACTGGGTTCACCATTGAGAGAAGCCTGGTGCAAGACATCCTGAGCTGCACCAACATGGATCAGTTGAAACTTATACAATTTAAGTTGAAAAATAATCAGTACAAAGTGCATACAGATACAACAAATGAAGTATCTTAGCTATGCTTTTACCTGATTGATTATCCGAAAAGACCCCCTCCTTGATTGGCTGGGGGTTTTTTTGTGCCTAATTAGGTACACAAGTACACTTTTTTGGCCTATATACTATATGTATTTATTTTTTGATGATATTATATATTTTTATTTTTTTCAGAAACTACCAAAAAACAGTGAAAATGTGTACCAAAATTACTGAAAGCCTTGTAAACACTGCATTTTTATAGGTACACATTTAGGTACACATTTTATTTTTAATAAATTAGTATCATATATAGAAATAATTATTAGATTTGCAAAGGCAGTTGTCGGAGGCATCCACATAAAAGGTTTCACTTTTCCTTTCTGCCTATTTTTAATTACAAAAGTGAAGTAAAAAAAGGAATATGATTGTATCAATTTTCAAGAAGGTAACAGATACCACCAACCCATTCAATAAGTCAGCACTCTATTGCCTTGAACGTATCAGAGATGGTAAGTCAAAAGAGTTAGTACTGCAGATTAGAGCACTCAAGACAAAAGAGGAACAGAACCCATTGAAGGCTAAGCTCCCTGGTGTATGTTTCAATGGCACATTTAAGAACAGGTCAATAAAAGGTATTGAGCAAAGGTCTGGACTCATTGTCCTTGACTTTGATAATATGAGCCATCAAGCTGAGGCCGTTCAGTTCAAAGAACAAATGATTACTAATAAGTATGTGTTCAGTGCATGGATATCTCCCAGTGGGAAGGGAGTAAAGGCACTCATCAAGATACCTGTTGATGGTGAGTTCAAAGGTTACTTTAATTCACTTTGTACTTACTTTGACTCAGACTACTGGGATAACTCTGGCAGTAACATTGACCGATTCTGCTTTGAGTCATACGATCCTGACATCTACATTAACCAAGACTCAACTACATGGACTCAGATAGAAGAGCCAGAGATTGAAGAGATAGGCTCAATGGATGTAATGATACCTATTAAGTCAGATAATAGAATCATTGACAATCTACTCAAGTGGTGGGATAGGAAGTATGGCATGGCAGAAGGTTCTAAGAATAACAACCTATTTAAGTTAGCTGCTGCATTCAATGACTTTGGCATCAACCAATCAGAATGTGAGAATGTACTACTTAAGTTTGATGAGGGAGGAAAGGAGATAGAAATACGTAAAATTGTAAAATCAGCCTATGCCAAGACTTCACAATTTGGCACTCGTTTCTTTGAGGACTCTGCATCTAAAATAAAGATAGAGAAACATATCAGAGCTGGTAAAAAAACAGCAGATATAATCAAGATACTTCCAGAGTTCAATCAAGATGAGGTTGACAAATGTGTGGATGCCATCAAAGAGACTGGCAATATTGAGGACTTCTGGACATACACAAAGAGCAACAAGATACAGCTAAGCATCCATCAATATAAGTTTTGGCTACAGCAAAACAACTTTTTTAAATACTTTCCTGTAGATAGTAACACCTACAGCTTCATAAAAAAAGAGCAGAATCTTATAGAAGAAACCAATGAGAAACGAATTAAGGATTTTACACTTGGTTCTTTGCTATCCAGGGAAGAGATAGGATATCAACCTTATGATATGATGGCAGGAGCAACTAAGTACTTTACATCTGAGTTTTTGTCTATGCTTGACAGTGCTCAAGTAGATATGCTTGAGGATACTGCTGATAAGTGTTATCTATATTATAAGAATTGTGCTGTAGAAATCACGAAAAAAGTAATTACAAAGCATGAGTACATTGACCTTGATGGATATGTTTGGAAAAGACAGATAATAGATAGAGAATATACTAAGCACGATCACCATGATAGTGAGTTTAGAACCTTTCTATGGCTGGTAAGTGGTAAAGACTCAGCAAAGTATAACAGCTTCAAGTCAGTCATAGGTTACTTGATGCACTCTTATAAGACATCAGCCAACAACAAAGCTATCATATTCAATGATGAGACCATCAGTGAGAACCCAAACGGTGGTAGTGGTAAGGGATTGTTTTGGAATGCCTTGGCTAAACTTAAGAAGGTTGCCTCAATAGATGGTAAAACCTTTGAGTTCACTAAGTCATTTCCTTATCAGACAGTATCAACAGATACTCAGCTACTTATATTTGATGACGTTAAAAAGAACTTTAACTTTGAAAATCTATTCTCACTCATCACAGAAGGAATAACACTTGAGTACAAAGGCCAGGATGCTATCAAGCTACCTGTGACTAAATCACCAAAGATTGTAATCACAACTAACTACACTATCGGAGGTGTTGGCGGCTCATTTGAACGTCGGAAGTTTGAGGTTGAGATGAGCAACTACTTTGGATACAATAAGTCACCACTGGATGAGTTCGGGCATATGCTATTTGATGATTGGAACAATGACCAGTGGATGATGTTTGATAACTTCATGATACAATGCTGCCAGTTCTATCTCAAGCATGGCCTTGTATCTCATGAGTTCACAAACCTTGATGTGAGGAAGTTCATAAAAGAGACCTGCTTTGAGTTTTATGACTGGAGCAGTGACCAGAACCTTCCATTAAACATTAGACTGTACAAGGATGAGTTACATGATATCTTTATCAATGAATATACTGACTACTCAAAGCTAAGTAAAAAGAGATTCACTCAATGGCTCAGTATCTTTGGTCAGTTCCATAGTCATAAGATAATTGAAGGTAAGACTAACAACAGGAGATGGATAATCTTTGAGAATGAGAATACACCCCCACCACCACCAGATGATGTGTGGGATGAGTTAAACAATAAAGCAGGATTCTGATGTTGACAATCACTAACGAGGATAACATGGAGCTCATGGCACGCTATCCAGATAACTACTTTGATTTGGCTATTGTTGACCCGCCTTATGGGATAGGTGCAAACAAAATGACATTAGGTAATGGTAAAAAGAAAATATATAGAGGCATAAATGATTGGGATAAAACAATACCTACTAAAGAATATTTTGATGAGTTATTTAGAGTATCAAAAAATCAAATTATTTGGGGTGGAAATTATATGACTGAATTTCTTAAACCAACTTCTTCTTGGTTATTTTGGGATAAAGGAACAGGTGAAAATGACTTTGCTGATGGTGAGTTAGCATGGAGTAGTTTTGGAGGTGCATTAAGAAAGTTAACTAAGTCTTGGGTTGGTGCAAATGCAAAAGACGAAAGTGAACGGATGCACCCCACTCAAAAACCTATTTATCTTTACAAATGGCTACTCCATAAATACGCAAAGCAAGGAGATAAAATCTTAGACACCCACCTTGGCAGTGGCTCAATAGCAATAGCCTGCCATGATTATAAATTTGACCTTACAGCCTGTGAGCTGGATAAGGAGTACTTTGATAAGGCTATGACACGAATTAACAACCACACAGCACAAACTAAACTATTTTAATATGAACTACTTAGAACAACTGATCCATGATTTACACTTAGATGGAGTATATTATACACCTCAACAAGTGATTGATAAGATAACCTACGATTGTATAATCGGCAACCCACCAATCAAATGAACAAAACAAACGCACAACTACTCAAGGCACTTGAGCTGGAGGACTTGAGACTTAAGTATCCATCACTGGATGAGAAGTACATGGCCTTCACTAAGTGGAGTGATAACTCAGCCAACGCACTGACTAAGTGTGTGATTGCTTACATCACCTACAAAGGAGGTCAAGCTGAGCGAATCTCATCTCAAGGTCAGTACAGGGAAGGAGCAAAGATACAAGTAGGCACAGGTGAGATTGCTTACCATAAGCAGCTCCCCGGCAAGTGGACACCAGGACAGTCTACTAAGGGTACTGCTGACATCTCATCTACCATCAGAGGAAGGTCAGTTAAGATAGAGATTAAGTACGGCAAGGATAGGCAGTCAGATGTACAGAAAGCCTATCAGGAAGCCGTTGAACGTGCAGGAGGGGTGTATATCATTGTGAGGACGTTTGATGAGTTTGTGGTGTGGTATGAACAATTTACAGAAGGAATATGAATTTATTAGAACTTCATGCAGGAAGTAGGTCAATTGGAAAAGCAGCTGAAAAATTAGGATTCAATGTTTTTAGTGTTGATTGGCAACAATTTGACAATATAAATTTAGTTATTGATATTGAATTACTACAGCCAAGTAATATACCCTTTATTCCTGACATTATCTGGACAAGTCCTGATTGCACAACTTATTCAATTGCAGCAATTAGCACTCATAGAAATGGATTAATACCAATTAGTGATTATGCTAAAAAATGCGATAGAGTAAATTTTAATCAAATTAAGCTAATTAATTATTTTTTAAGTATAAATTCTAATCTTAAATTCTTTATTGAAAACCCTCGAGGAATGATGAGAAAAATGCCTTTTGTTTATGGAATTGATAGGGCGACAGTTTGGTATTGTCAATATGGAGATGATAGAGCAAAACCTACTGATATATTTACAAATCATTTATTTTCTATATTTAATGAAAAAGGATGGATTCCTAAATATGAATGTTTCAATGGTAATAAAAAATGTCATCATGAGTCAGCTCCAAGAGGATCTAAAACAGGGACTCAAGGCAAGAATGGAAGCTATGACCGTAGTAAAATACCTAATCAATTATGTATTGATATATTAAAATCATGTATATGAGTGCAAAAGATAAGGCAATAGAGTTAGTTGATACCTATAGGATAATGCTAATGAACAGTGATACTGAATGTGGTGAAGAGATACTATGTACTGGAATAGCAAAACGATGTGCATTGATTGCTGTGGATGAGATGCTTGATTTTAGAAATGCATTGTATATCAATGAGGGTAGCCTGGCTCATCAATGGCTGCTGGATGTTAAACAAGAAATAGAACTACTATGACATGGGAGGAAAATTACCTAAAAGGTAGGACAAAAGAAGAGGTGTTGCGTAGACTTAAGGTCAAGTCAAAGCACTACAGGAAAAAGTACGGTGAGAAGAGAGTTAAGGGTATAAATAACGAAATAGATTAGATATGAAAGCAAATGAATTAAGAATAGGTAACTATGTCAAAGGCATAGGTCACAACATCGCGTGGTTGGTTGAGGGTATTGAGAAAGATTATATTTATACATCAGACCACTGGAGGTTGTTATCCAGCTTTGAGGGTATGCCATTGACAGAAGAGGAGTTGATAAATTTAGGGTTGAAAAAAGTTAGTGATAGAGTATTTATGAAAGGTGATTTTGGTGTTGAGTTAGGATTCTTTAATTTTTTTCTAATCAAAGTTGATGGTCATGTGCTAAGAATAGGTAATAATGAACACGTTCATCAACTACAAAACCTATACTTCGCACTGACTGGAGAGGAACTAACATACAAATGTTAATAACTTTATTTGTCATATATGCAAAACTTTCTTAACTTTACTGAAAATAATCAATTTATGGAAAAGCAATTAATCAGCTCATCTGAGAAAATCAGACAAGCAAACGAAGAGGCAACACTGTCCTTCCACCAAAAGCTCCACAGAGCTAAGTTAGCAATCGGTAAGGTTACCAAAAACGCTAACAACCCACACTTCAAGAAGTCTTATGCTGACTTGAATGCAATCATTGAGGCAGTTGAGCCTATTCTACTTGAGAACGGCTTACTACTGTTGCAACCTATCCAAGGCAATAGTGTATGCACTCAGATTATAGACATTGACTCAGGTGCAAAGGTTGAGTCATGTATGGAGCTGCCTCAAGGACTAAACCCACAGCAGCAGGGTAGTGCCATCACTTACTACAGAAGGTACACCCTACAGTCAACTCTATCACTACAGGCAGTGGATGATGATGGTGCATCTGCAAGTAAGTCAACACCTACCAAGCCACCTATCAGTGATGAGCGACTTGATGGAGCACTTAAGTCTATTGAGGCAGGCACTTACTCACTTGAGAAGTTGAGAGATCAGTTCTCACTAACTAAAGAGCAGGAGGCAAGACTATGAAGTGGAGAGCATCACAATTAGGCAACCTAATGACCAACTCAAGGAGTAAGTCAGAGGTACTATCTGAGACCACTAAGTCAGAGATACGCAAGATAGCAAAGCAGGACTTCTATGGCTACACTACAGAGATCAAGACTAAGCCAATGATTAAAGGCACTGACTGGGAGCAGAACGGCATTGACCTACTGAACTCAGTTAGGTTTACTCAGTACACAAAGAACGAGCTCAGACTTTCTAATGAGTACATGACTGGATGCTGTGACATCATAACAGATGAGAGTATCATTGACATCAAGTCATCATGGTCATTAGAGACCTTCCCTGCTACACCATCAGAAGGTGATGCAAGTGGGTACGAGTGGCAAGGTAGAGCCTACATGTGGCTATATGAGAAGCCAGCGTTTGAGTTAATCTACACCATGTACACAACACCAGATGAGCTATTGACTGAGTGGGATAACCTATCTATACATAGAGTTGACCACATTGACCCAGCTAAGCGTATCACAGTGGTCAGATATGAGAGAGATGCGGCACTTGAGGAGCAGATTAAGGAACGGTTGATTCACTGCTCAGAATACTATTCACAATATATAAATCTTTTAAACAATAAATAATGTCAGAATTAACAATGAAAGGAGCTATCAAGCTCATCAACCCAGTAAAAGTCATCAGTGACAAGTTCTCAGTGAGAGAGTTTGTAATCACTACCCTTGATGAAAAGTACCCTCAAGATGTAATCTTCCAGACAGTCAATGACAAGATGGATATTATAGCACCATATGGCCAAGGTCAAGAGGTAACAGTATCATTCAATGTAAGAGGTAGAGAGTACAACGGTAAGTACTACAACACCCTTGATGCATGGAAGGTGCAAGGTGAGGCCACAGTACAACCAATAGAGGAGCAAGATGACCTCCCGTTCTAAGACCGTTTATCTCAAAGAAGGTCAAACACTAACCGACTGGATGAGAAGTGAGCTTAAAGACAAGCTAAACAGCAGAAACAGGGCTGTACACATGGCAGAGGATATCGGAGTAGTGAACGCAACACTGCACCGATTCCTTCAAGGTGGTGAGGCACGAGGTAAGTTCTATGATAAGGTGTTTAACTATCTAATGAAGTGACCAGAGAGGGGAGTATAACAGCTCCCCTTTGTTGTATTCAAATAATTAACTATATTTACACCATGATAATCACATACATCACTCCCTTAGTAATCTCCTGGTGGTTCACTCACTTCGAGCCTATCCAGGACTACATAGACAATACACTGATACTACCAGACTGGCTACACACTGCACTTGGTTGCTGGAAGTGTCTCTCGTTCTGGTCAACCTTGGCCTACTCACAATCATTCACTGTGGCCTGTGCCACATCACTCACAGCAGTATGCTTGAACAAACTGATATACAACTCATAGAGGCCATCCTAAACCTACCAGAGGAGCAGACAATGACAAAAAGTTCACTGGTAAAGCTCAGGGCAGTCAAGCAACAAGTGACAGGTGTACGTGACAAGGAGTGCTTCTGCTCTGGTGTACGTAGGAAGGTATGGTATAAAGACTTCCTTACATGGTATGAAGCTAATACTTGACCAATATATCAGCCGTAACTATGAAGAGGTGCTCAAATATACTAAGCACTTCCTTAAGCGACTCAATATACCAAGCTCAATAGATGCAGATGCAGTCATCAACAACGCTTATCTGCACTGTGTGAAGGTCAACATACCAAACATGACTCAAGACAAGGCTAAGAGCTACCTACTCAACACTATCAAGTATGAGTTGATATGGACTCAAGGCTCCAGGACTAAGAAAGATGATATCTACAGATCACAAGAGTACCTAACAGATTGCATTGATGACCCAACAGAGATAGAGCACAAGATAAGACTTGAGAATGACCACAACTTTAAGAAGGCAATGGTTGAGATATACAGGAACAACTTGGATGATAGGATAAAAAGGATTATATTTGAGGCATACTATGACAAAGGTCACTCTACTCAGACTGCACTGGCTCAGTACTTTGACATCAACAGTACATCTGCATACTTTCTGATACGAGAAATAAAACAAAATATAAAAGAGATACAATATAGGTATGAAGAGTGTTGACATCATAGGACTTATTACTTACATCCTGGCATGGGGTGTGGTGCTGGCACTGTTCAATGAGAATATGTACCTGCTGTATAAATTCTCAGGAGCTACATTAGCTGCTTATCTAATATTCATAATAATACAACAAAATGAACTACAAAATTAAAGACGAATTTATTGGTAAGACTATCAAAGTCTACAATAAGCACACAGGAACTAAGGCCGTATCTATTGCCAGCCTTGATATGAGCAAAGTAGAGTATTACATCACAACAGGACTTAAGCACATCTTTGAGGAGGTAGTCACTACGACTGCACCAGGTGAAGTATATGTATCTCCTTCAGAACTTAAGGGTGCTGATGAACTTGAGGTGACTGTCATAGAGTACAAAGCTATAGATGGCCCAATACCTGAGTCAACTGCTAAGCCTAAGAAGAAACGCAAACCAAAGGTTGATGTCAAAGCATAAATACATAGAGACCCCTGAGGACTTAAAGAAAATGTGGGATGACTATAAGGCTGAGGCACAAAAGATTTATGACCTATTACCTGTAGCTAATAATAAGACAGGTGAAGTACTATATTTGCCTGTTCAGAAACCAATCACAAGATGGGGCTTTGAGGCTTGGGTATTTGATACTTATGGCTTTGGAGTGAAGCAATATCTGGATAATCAAGATAAAGCATATAACGCTTATCTGGGAGTCACAACGCATATACGAAATGAATGGACTCATGACCATGTTAGTGGAACCATGACTGGAAAATATAAAGCACCTAACTTGACAGCAAGGGTAACAGGTGTGACTGATACTGTAGATGTAACCAGCAATGGTCAGTCTATCTCTGATATTAAAGTTACTATAGTAAAGTAACTAACTTATAATTGTTAATAAATACTATCTAAGAAGGTAGTAGCTTTGCTATGGATATAAAAGCCACACACATCTTCGAGAGGAACTTTGAAGCTCTCAACAGTCCAGACCATAGATTCATTATCAATGAGGGTGGCTCAAGGTCAAGCAAGACCTACAGCCTATGCCAGCTGATAATAGTCTACTGCCTGCAGAACAGAGGCAAGGTAGTGAGCATCATACGCAAGACCTTCCCTGCACTCAGAGCTACAGTCATGAGAGACTTCTTAGAGATCATGAAGGACTTAGATATCTATGAGGTAAGCAAGCATAACAAGTCTGAGCACATCTACACCTTTGACAATGGCTCTATCGTGGAGTTCTTCTCAGTGGATGATGAGCAAAAGATTAGAGGTAGGAAGAGAGACCTGGCATGGTGCAATGAGGCTAATGAGCTGTACTATGATGACTTTACTCAGCTCAACATGAGAACAGAGGGTAAGCTGATCTTTGACTACAACCCGTCTGAGAGCAACTCATGGCTGTATGAACTACCAGCAGAGGAGAGCATCCTCATCAAGTCAACGTACAAGGACAACCCGTTCCTACCTGATAGCATCAAGAGACAGATAGAGGACTTGAAGCGAACAGATGAGGCACAGTATCAGATATACGCCTTGGGAGAGAAAGCCATCAGCAAGAGCAACATCTACTCTAATTGGTCATTTGTCAAGCATAGGCCTGCTAAGTTCACATCCTTTGTCTATGGGCTTGACTTTGGATACAACCACCCCACTGCACTGATACGGGTGTACTGGAGAGACAAGGACATCTACATTGAGCCAGTCATCTATGAGAGCTACTTGACCACCACTGACCTCATCGCTCGTATGGATCAGTTAGGCATTGATAAGAGTGTGAACATACTGGCTGACTACTCAAGACCAGAGACCATAGCAGAGATAGATAGGGCAGGGTACTACATTGAGAATGCCAACAAGGTAGTCAAGAAAGGGATAGATAACATCAAGACCTTTGGCGTGATCTGTGAGGAGCACCCTGCACTCAAGAAAGAGTATGAGAACTACAAGTGGAAAAAGATAGGTGACCAGATAACAGATGAGCCAGTCAAGCTATGGGATGATGCTATGGATGCCATCCGATATGCAGCGACATACATCAAGCAGGAGTACTACACTGATGATAGTTACTTAGCCTTCTAACAGGATTCGCTTCAAGATACAATATAGGTATGGCAACAACAATCATAGCACAGCCTCAAGACTTCACACCTGCATACAATGAGTGCAAGTTCATAGTGAACTCAACCAATGTGAACAAGGCAGGCTTTAGATATATCTTTGAGGTATACGAGGCAGGAACGGCAACAAGGATAGGATACTACAAGGCACTGCCAACATTCGGCACTGGCTATGGTGAGCAGGACTTAAGCAAGCTACTCAGTAACATGGTGAGCTTTGACTTCAACCCGTACATCACTACCTTCTATGATGCTGCCAACTCATACTATAACTACGATATCAAGATAGGCGAAGAGTATATCTTTGACCTAAGCTATACATCCTCATTGGTTGACAATGCTGGTAACGTTCGCATCACAGCAACGCATCCCTTCCAAGTAGGAGACCAGGTGAACATCACACAGGCTGACTTAGGTGTGGCCAACCCAGGAGTGGAAGGGCTGCATACAGTGATTGCCATCACAGGCACAACTAACTTCACCATCAACGCTCTATGGGCTGATGTGACTGATGCAACTATCAACGGCTCAGTGGAGTATGCTGATAAGAGAAAGACAATATCCTTAGACATAGTGAGCACACTTGACAAGTATGTGTTCAACGGTGTACAGCCATGGATTGATATGCCGTACTGGGATGAGACTAACTATGAGCTTGACAACGTACTTGGCCAATGGCTCACTGACCAGCCTACAACATTCAGCTGTACACTTGGTCAGGACTTATGGCTCAACCTTAAAGACCCAGGCATAGCACCTACAAACAAGAGGGTGTACTTTGAGAATGACAACGGTGATGTGTTCTACAAGGCTGTGAGTGGAGCTGACTACATTAAAGGTGTGGCAGTTGGTGTGAACAACTACGGCTCGCTTACAGTGGTGAGTGGCACTGCTCCATTGGTCAAGCCTACTACTCAGAGTTACGAGATATGGTACAGTGACGGTGTGTTCAACCCTGTGAAGTCACTTAAGTATAAAATCAACATAGATAGAAGGATACTAATCTCTGAGAGTCACATCTTGTTCCTTGACCGTATGGGCTCATGGAGTAGCTTTGCCTTCCAGCTCAAGAGCTATGAGAAGCTAAACATAAAGAGAGAGACCTACAACAAGGATGTACCTGGCAGCGTGGTTGACTCACAATGGCAGTATAAAAGTTATGAACAAGGAACTGTTAATTTCAACACCCAAGTGAGTAAGACTATTGACCTCAACACCAACTGGATGACTGAGAGTGCAGGTGTGTACTTCCAGCAGTTAGTTACATCACCACAGACTTACATCAAGAATGTAGTGTATCACATCACAGAGGAGGGAGCACCACTTTACGATGAGGATGGCTGCATTATACATGTACCTGAGAGCACTGAGTATATCAGTTGCAACGTTGTGAATAACACCTTTGACATACAGAGAGAGAGGAACAAGCATCTGATTAGACAACAGCTACAAGTTAGGTTATCAAACAACGATATAATCAATGGTTAAGATAGTACTATCAACAGGGGTGCTGGATGTTGCTGACAACGTATCTTTACCTATAACATTTAACATCGGTGACATTAGAGATCTATCATCTCGCAAGGGTACGTTCTCCAAAACCATTGTGCTTGAGGGAACTAAGAACAACAATGAGCTGTTAGGCCATTACTACGATGTGAACATCCAGGCAGGCACATTCAACATCAACACCTTGACTAAGTGCCAGGTGATTCAGAACGGTGTGCCAATCTTAGATGAGGCACTTCTACAGTTGGTAAGTGTGAACAAGGTGCAGAGCAACAACAGCTATGAGGATGAGGTAACATACAGCGTATTGATTAAGGATAGCAGAGCTGAGTTCTTTACAGCCATCACTAATGCCTATCTCACTGACTTAGACTTTAGTGATCTAAACCATGCCTTTGACTCTGCTGCTATAGCTGGCACATTCAACAACACTGTGGCTGATGGATACAAGTATCTGATGCCATACAATGATACTAATGTGTTCCAAGCTAATGACTTCAAGCCTGCCATTTATGCTAAGACATACTGGGATAGAATATTCGCTGTGGCTGGCTTCACATACACCTGGAGTGAGATAGCGGCTGCACACTTTGATAAGTTGCTGATACCATACAACGGAGATGTCAACAACCAGGACTATGAAGACTACAGAGTTGAGGCGACCAACACATGGACTACTACTAATGTGCAGGCTACAGGATTCAATAATACATTCAGTGAAGAGGTTGACTCAGGATGGAGCGAGCTGATAGATACACAAGGCATCTTTGACCCTACAACAGGAGAGTACACCTCACCAATCAGCACCAACGTGTTAGCAGGTGAGCACTATGTGTACACGTTAAACCTTGCAGGTAACATAAACCTTGACAATACAAGTGGAGCAACGGCATACAACAACAATGGAGGTGCTACATTCTACAAGGTATTTGTCAGAGTTAAAGTGGCTGGAAGTGGTAACGCTATAGTGTACGGAGATACTGCAACACTAACACCTTTTGTGTTCCCAAGTGTGCCAACAGGCAGCACTACAATACTAAACTTTGCTACTTCCTTTAACATTCCTGTATCTTACAATGGTACTGGATTCACAACTGGCATTGCCTCAGGAGATATACAGATACTTGAGGTGGGTGTTCAGATATCATCCTCATCACTTAACATCTTAACGCCTTTATGGTATGATGTGACATTCACTACACCTGCAGCCGTCAACGTGGTTCTTGACTTGACATCTATCAATATGGTAGTATTGCCAAGCAACAACATACAGGTGACTGGAGGCACGTTGACAATGAATCAATACGTACCTGTTGAGGTCAAGCAGTCTGACTTTGTTAAGGCAATCTTTCAGATGTACAACCTTTATGTTGAGCAGGATGTTGACAACCCGTACAACCTAATACTTAGACATCGAGATGAGTACTATGACTCAGGAGCTGAGAAGGACTGGAGTGAGAAGCTGGCTAAGGATAGAGGGCAGGACTTGATGTTCCTTCCTGACTTGACTAAGAAGAGACTCAAGCTAACCTATGAAGCTGATGAGGATGATTACAATAGATTATACACACAAGCGACTGGTGAGATATACGGTCAGATAGAATACACTTTTGATAATGAATATGTTAAGGATGTTGAGACTCAGGCTTTACTGTTCTCACCTACTCCAGTTTGTTCTACGAGTTTTGGTGCATACCTTCCAGCCATAAACGGTGCAGCACCCAATACAAACATCCGTATCTTGTATGATGGTGGTGAGCAGGTATGCCAACCGTTTGATATAGTTGACTTTGGCACAACGGGTCAATATGGCTTAACTGACTACCCTATGATTGGTCACTTCAACAATGCGTTGACTCCGACCTTTGATATTAACTTTGGCACGAATGACTTTTACTTTTATGAGACAATATCACTGACAGCAAACAACTTGTACAACTTGTACTGGAGGCGTACTGTCAACCAGATAAACGTAGGTAAGATGTTGACAGCTATGTTTGACCTTAATGAGGTTGACATCCAGTCACTCAAGCTCAATGATAAGATATACATCGATAACTCATGGTGGAACATCAACAAGATTGCTGACTACAACGCCAACAACAACCAGCTCACTAAGGTAGAGTTGATAAGCATAGATACTGAGA